CTGCAAGAATGCAGTGTTTGGATCAGGCGCTTGGCCCTGCTGCGCTTGAGCTTGCTGCTGCATTTGCAACATCTGCATTTCAATCTCTGGTGTAATTGGCGCAAAATAGCGGTCAGCATTCCGTATGCCCGAAATTGCCAACTGGTCAGCCAATGTGTTGCGGATATTAGTCATGCTGACCAAACCATTCATTGGGCCGTAAGTTTGATAAACCATAGTCTGCATTTGCAGTGCTTGGTTTAGTGCCATGATCTTTTCTTCTTCACGGCCAGTGCCAAGTCCCACATTGATACTAACGTCGAAGGATGCGTCCCAAACTCGTGGGTCCACAGGAATGAACGAACCATTCATTCTCATCATTTGCTCTTCGTCTACGTTCTTACTCATCAAGCGTAGCATGATGCCAAATAAGTCACGCATGCCGTCGGCAAGGTTGCGAACCATAACTTCTACTTGACCCGCCGCGGCCTGAACAGTCGCCTGAACAGCGGCTTTTGTGGTTGACTGCATTGCATCTGGGTCTAGGCCCATTGACGCCCGTGACACACCTGTCTTCGTTTCTACGAGGCCATCTAAGTAAGTCAGCGCGCCAAGTGTTTGCCCGGCGGTAAACGGTACAGTCAATTCTTGAACTGAGCCGGGTGCGCGCATGCGGACAATCGCGCCAATTTCATTGTTGAGGACGTCATCAATATTGACTGCACCCTCAACAATGCCGAGGCGAGGGTTATTTGTCATCGCCACGTTGTCAAGAATAGAGCGCAGCACAGAGGTTGCAGCGTCTTGGTCATCCATAACAATCTCAGCCAATGAGCGGCCATAGAATGTGTGCGGCTCTGGATCGACCTCAAACTTGGCAAACGGCAACTCATCGCATGGCTCATAATCCAGCAATTCGTATGCAGTGCCACCGCATGTAAGTTTATGCAAAATCGGAATGCCAGTGCCGTCAACGTCAATCCGCATGTAGGCTTCCGTCACGGCGACATTTAGCATTGATGGGTCTTGCATGTCCTCATCAGACGCATCCAAGCCGTAGCCGCGCCGCTCTTGGACTTCGGCTTCGGTCATGTCTGTGCCGTCTTCAAAGCTATCCAAATTTAGAACAACCTCTGGGTCGTAGCCCATAGCGATTAAATCGCCAGCGCGCATATCGGTGCGATGAGCAACGATATAAGCATCGGCAAGATTGCGAGCTTCACTATTTACAAAAAACTCTTCCGGCGGAACGCTCTCAATGCACAGTTCGCCCTTTTCTTTCTGGCGGCTAAGCTTAACGCTGTGGATGGGCATTTCCATTTCCACGCCCATTTCGTCTATCTCAATGGAAACTTCAACGCTGTGTTCAATTACAGTTACATCGTCATCGTCTATGAGATAAGTATATTCATCGTCCGACAAATCAGAGAACGTGTAGATTTCCGCTTCTGGATAAGTCATCCAATAAGCCTTCACGATGCCCTGCTTTTTAACCAGAGCATCTTGGAAGGCGTCATTCATAACACGGTAGCCGTTTAGCCGGGTAAACTCATGGTGCATAAACTCAGTGGCTTGCTCAGCCATTGCCACGTCCTCTGGACCGCTTGGAACATATTCCACTGGTTTGGCTGTGCTGAGGAATATCCGCATTAAGCTTGGCTTCACCGCGCGTACAGTATCCCGTACCTTTGTGGCTACAACTTTGCTGCGACCATCCTCGTAGCCAAGATCAACCTCGCCATCGTAATAGCGCTGGGCTTTGATCCGCTCATCGCTGATTTCGCCTTCAACAAAGTCTACTGCATCTGAGATTGCGTTCTGGACAATGCTTTCAACTTCTCTGCGTGATTTTGGTTTGATTTCCATTATTCTTTCTCCATCGCGCTTATACCACCAAGTCTGGCGACCATATCCTGAACTAACTCTTTAGTTACAACCTTTGAAGGCTCGGCAACGCCACCAGACCGGACTAAATTTTCTAGCGCTTTTCGTGAAGCTTTTATTTTTGCATTATAGCCAAGCTTAGCAAAGGTTGTTGCTGTCATGCCTATAATTTCAAGTGCGGCCCCGGGAGTTGCTAATGCCACTAAAACATTAAAGCCTGCACTTACTCCTCCAGATGTAGGGGACAACTTTCCTATTCCGCCTAATGCCCTTACTCCAATTGATCCATTAGCAAGCGATCTTAGAGCAGTTAGCTCATCATTAGACCAAAATTTTGAAGCTTTATCATTTTTTAATATTCTTGCTGCGGTAGCCTGAAGTGCCTGCCCCGAATTTGAAATAATGCTACCTTTTCCCTCCATTGCTTGACCGAAATAACGATCAAGCATTCTGGCCTTGGAGTATTTTGCGTTTGCCGCCTTTGCTGCAAGCATTAAACCTGCGTCCTTGCTCCCATCTGCAAGTGCGTCATCCATTTTTCTTACCATTGATAAAACTTCTGGTGCGTCTGGCGCTGTCCTGTATATTTTGCCTAAGGCTTTTTGAAGTTCATTAAATTTTGCCAAATTCATAGCGCCAGTAGCTTCTACCTCATCAAGCAGCTTTAAAGCGCGCTCAACTGACGGTTTGGCAGAGAGAATAATGTCGTCCATATTTAAAACATTTCTCATATCGTCCACAAGATAAGCTGTTTGTGTACCCGTTAAACCTACACCCTCGCTCTTTAAAATATCGTAGGCTGCATTCTTTTCTGCTTGCAGGTTTGCAATTGTGGGGGCTGTCACGTTCTTTTTCTGGAAGGCTGATAGTGTCTTGTTCGCGGCGTAAGGTGAAATTAACGCACCAGCAATTCTTGCGTAAGGCTCAAAATCTGTTCCTTTAGTAAGTTGACCCGCCGCCTCGCTGCCTGCGCCTGCCGCTACAGATGCCTGAATTAATTTTTTACCTCCGCCCAGCAAACCACCGGGGCCAACAAACTCACCAATTGTCCCAGCAAATTGTGCGGGTGTGCTTTCACCTCTGTAGGCCATAGCTTTATCGCCACCAAAAGTAGAAAGCGCCGCCTCAATGCCTCGCCCTGTTGCTGTATCAAGCACAGGCATTTCATTTTCAACTTCAACGCCTGCAAGTTGGGCCAGCTCTTGACCTCCGCGGATTGCAGCACGACCAAGCATTTCTGGGACTTCAACTAATCCCTTAGCTCCACGCGCCATTCCAGCAATCCCAGCGCCAACAACGTCTTCAAACGCTCCGCTCTCGACTTGCTGCAAGTTTGGATAGCGAGTTACGCCTTGCTCATCAACGTATGGCTCCGTTGGGGCAGGTGCAACGAGCGATGGCTCCTCAACGCCCAAACGCTGTTTAACAACACGCTGTATTACGCTTTGGTCAGTTCCTTCTGGAAACTCCAAGATAGTGCCATCCGGCAGCTCAGCTTCAATCATTGCTTCACCAATTCGCCTTTTTCATTATAGACAAGTCTTTTTATTTCTGAGGCTTGGCCTGCTTCTAGCCCCGGAGCCGTGGATGGGTCCACACCCTCCAGCTTAACAATTTGACTTGGGTCCAAACCAATCCTCATTGCCTCCACAGCCCTTGCTCTAGCGGCCTTCTTTTCAGCCAGTTTTGCTGGGTTGTCCCCGACCTCTGGGATATAAATTGCCCTGTAGAAAACCCACTCACTAGGAGTAACGGCCGCACCAGTATCTTTCCGCAAAATCGGCGCTAAGAAGTCTTTGCCCAAAACCTGTGCCTGTTGATAATCGTCCGATTGCATGTATTTAGCTATTCCCGTAGGGTCCTTTTCCGCAATCGCGTTAAAAGAACTTACCAAGCTATCAGCAACCGGGTCAAATAGTTCCAAAGCGTCCTGTGATCGTTTGAAAAAACCTATATTTTTCGATTGAGCTTCGGTCATAGATTTCCCAGCGGCCGCGCCCTGCACAAACTCGAACCCACCGTCGGGAGTGGATCGAATGCTCATTTTATTTTTATTAGCAAAGGCGTCAACAGCCAATTTGTAGCCCTGTTTATCAAGAGCGCCAGACTGATAGTCCGCGTTTATTTTAGCAAGTTCGCTATATATTTTTGGAGCCGCAGGGGCTTTTAAACCAGCAGTAAACGCAGCCAAATCTTTTTGACGCTGGAACGCAGTATCCGAAGCTTTTTCACTTTGCATCATGCTAATTGCTTGGCCTGCGTTAATCCCACCGTCCAATAGCAATTGAGCCAAATCTTCTCTGCCTTGCCTCTTCAAAGTCTCAACAGTCTTATTCTTTGACATTGTACCAACACGTTGCGCGCCTTGCTTGCGTATT